CCAAATGGGGCTAAACACTTAATACAAAACAGATTATAAAAAATCTACAGCTTTAATCGTATTGTCATCATTTAGGTAAATCTCCTGTATTGTGGATCGCCAAAAAGAACGCCTGTTTTCGAGCAAAAGAGAGTTGTACATCTGCCGAAAATCAGTTTGCAGCAATTCTTCTATGTATCGTGTATTGCGAGCTTCTTCTTTTTGTTGGCATGGGTTGGAAGAGTGCACGTATTCTTCTTCTAGCCGGTTGTATTCCGTATCGTAATATTCAAAAGAGATCCGCCCCTTTTGAAATAACAAATTTAATCGTTCCATTTCTTTTCTAAGCTTTTTCGGATCTTTCGCTTTCTTTTGCTTTTTTAACTCTTCGCTGATCTGGTTGGTGCGGACCTTATACTTTTCGTACTCTCTTTCAAGATTTTCGAGCAGATATTTTTCGATAAGGTTCTGGCTTACCCTATGCCTATACGTGCAAATATGATCAATAAGCGCTCTGTTGCAACGGTAGTAGCAGTATGTTCTTTTTTCTCCGGTTTTACGGTTGATAATTGATGAGCATCCGGTGCCAACTAATTTCTGTCCGCACACAGGACAGCGCATCAAACCTGTAAATAGGTATATTCTACCAGACGGCGTGTTTTTAATATTTCTTTTCGATATAGTTTGCATCTCATCCCATTCTTTTTCTGACAGGTATGCTGGACAATAAGGGTATCCTCTGTACGTCCCTTTATAAAATTCGCTGGATAACATCGTCCGTAACATGCCATAGCTAAAATCAATTCCATAGGTTTCCTGCATGTACCGGATAGCGCCCTTCTTGGAGTTATGATTTCTAAAATATTCAAAAAAATCTTCCACCATGTGTTCTGTTTCTGGATCTTTAACCATGCATTTCTTGCCATCTACAATACCTGATTTATAACCAAAAGGCATATTCGCATCTCCAAAAATTAGTTTTTTCTGTCTTATAGATGCTTCATTCACAAATTTAATTCGCTCGGATGTGGTGTCTACTTCGTTTTGACCGATCGACAGCACTACATTTAACTGCAATCGTCCATCCCGCGTCTCCATGTTTATACCAGGCTCGGATACAGATATCCAGCGCACCCCATGCTCATCTAGCACATCTTGCACCTTATAAAAATCAGACAGGTTGCGAAACCATCTATCCAGCCGCCAGAAGAGTATTACATCGATTCTATCCTTTTTCACATCCTCTATAAGGGCGTGTATGGCTTTTCTTTTCTTCAGTTCTTTTCTGGCAGTCTTTCCTTCATCCGCATAGACGCCTACTATAGACATGTTGTTGTCTGTTGCGTATTGTTCCAAACATTCTTTCTGAGCTTGTAAAGACTTACCGTGTACGCTCTGCTCAAACGTAGATACGCGGATATATATGGCACACCGTAGTATTTTTTCTGGCATTCCGTATCACTCTCCTTTTGTAAAATATATTTAAAATTGGTATAAAAATAACAGCCAGTGCAAAACAAACGTTCCGCTTGCGTGACTGCTCCGAAGATGATACAATATTCTTGGATTTCAATCGCATATCTTCGGATATGTAGACCGTCTCAGTGTTGGTAGCACTGGGGCGGTTTTTTATTTTATTGCACGGCGATTTTCTGAGTATCCTTCTTGTTGTCAAACGATATCATATCGGATGCTTCGATTGTGAGCTCAGTATCACTCTTCAATTTATATACCTGGCATACTTCAACCGTTCCACCCGGCTGCACTTCATTTATAGCGTAATTGTTCATAGAGTCGTTCTGTTCTGCCATAATTCCCATTTCACACTCGCCACCGTCCTGAAAACACTGTACGTTTGCAGCAATTCCAGCTGTTGCGTTTTCGTCCGAATTATTTGTAAAGGTATAATAGTAAAGCAGACATTTATTTCCCTCATAATCATTCGCAAATTCATGTCGTACATATTTTACATTAAATTTTTCTGCTGTAAAATCTATGATTCCGTCATCCACTGGCTGAGCTTCTTCTTTTGGCTCTTCTTTCTGCTCTGTTGTTGCTTCTGTCTTTGTCTCGGCGTCTTTGGATGGTTCGGCATCCCCACCACATGCTGTAATAGATAACGCCATAGCTCCTACTAATAACATTGCTACAATTTTCTTCTTCATTTCTTTTTCCTCACTTTCTTATGCACTTTAACACCACTTTACTCTATATAAACGCCGGAGCGGTTATATCATATTAAATCCAAATTATTAACGAGAGCAATTTTGCTCTGGTTGATTTCCGTTATATCGTATTAAATCAAAATATTCCATCAAGCCTTATAAAATATCAGAACAAATGTTCGAATAAAATGTTGATTTTTGTCGCCTGAAATAGTATTATATATTCAGGGATTTCGAACAAGTGTTTTTGCAGTTAGGGGGATGGCAAAATGGATTACAAAAGCAAAATTATCGAACTTATCAACGGTATAAGTAATACTGCAAAATTAGAGTATCTTTATTATGTGATAAGATCGTTTCTTAAAGGGTAGGCTATTGCTTACCCTTTTTAGAAAGCGATTCGATAAGATGCTTTATGGCTTTCTTGTCGGATTCGTCTAAAGAATAGTAACAAGATATCATATTAATAATCTCTTGATCTTTCATTATCCGTCCAACTAATGTTCCACTTTCCTCTCTGGAATAATTTCCAAAAAAGTCGTTTGGTATCATTTCAAGCACTTCACATAATCTTTCTATAGTATCAGCGTCTGGTTTATTCTTGTTGTTTTCCCAATCGCTTATTGAATTATGTTTTGCACCTATTAAATTCGCAAGTTCTTTTTGAGTCATGTTTTTCTTTTTTCTGTATTCTTTTATTTTCTCTCCTAAACTCATTATGTTTCCTCCTTGCATCTTCTATATTAACACATGGAAATTATATTTTCAATAAAAAAAGTTCGAAAAAATCGAAATTTTAGTGTTGACATTCGAATATTTCGAAGTTATAATGAAATTAGTTCGAACGAATCGAAAAATGAAAGAGGTGATTACAGAATGTGTGTAGGTGAAAGAATTAAGGCTTACATGGATGAAAAAGGAATTAAGCAGGTTTTTGTTTCACAAAAAACAGGGATATCGAAAGAAAAGCTTTGTTCATCATTAAACGGAAATAGAAAATTGCAATTTGAAGAATACGAGTTGATCTGCGGAGCACTGGAAGTGAATACGGACAAGTTTATTAAACCGAAGAAATTGTAAAGGAGAATCAAATGAACAATTTAACAGTATTTGAACAAAACGGTCAGCTACTCACCGACAGTAGAGAAGTAGCAATGATGGTAGGAAAAGACCATGCAAAACTCTTAAGAGATATCAAAGGATATGCAAGTCATCTCATTGAAGCCAATTTTGGATTGAATGAATACTTCATTGAATCAGAGTACAAGGACAGTATCGGAAGAACACTTCCATGTTACCTCTGCACAAAGAAAGGGTGCGACATGATCGCCAACAAAATGACCGGAAAGAAAGGTGTCATTTTCACAGCTACATATATTGAAGCATTCGAGAAGATGAAAGATTTCATCGAAAAAGGGACGCAGTACGTAGGCATTCCATTAAAAGAACAGGTGGAATCACTGGAAGTGGTAGCAAGCATGTTAAGAATGAACGATGCAAGCAAATTGCTGATGCTGAAAGGGTTCTATGATTCTTACCATATTCCGACAGGATTCTTACCGAATTATGAGTTTAACGGCAATAGGGAAATGAAGTCACTCACAGCACTGCTGAAAGAAAATAATCTCGGAATCAGTGCAGTGCAGTTCAATAAGAAACTTCTATCTGCCGGAATCTTGGAAGAAAAGGAACGCAAGTCAAGTAAGGGAAGAGTGAAAAAGTTCAAATCACTGACAGAGAAAGGTTTGAAATACGGTGAAAATGCAGTCAGTCCTCATAATCAGAAAGAAGTGCAGCCATTGTATTACAGTGACACGTTCAACGAACTATTTGAGATGGTGATGACCGCCTAGCCGGCTCTGACCCGGTGTAAATTCAGAGGACAGAGTTTAAAGAAAGCGAGGTGAGAAAGATGTGGGTTTCAAGACGATCATGGGATTGCTTGCTGTATCGCATCAAAAAGTGTGAAGATGACATCAAAATTCAGAAGGAAAATACGGAGAATTTAATCAGGAATACTGCAAAAAAAAATCTTGAACAACCAGAAGAGTTGCGCGAAGAAATTCAGGGGGTTGAACGTATCGAAAAATATATCGATGAGTTTATAGGTCTTGACGAAGAAAATAAGGATAGAAAGATAAAAAAATTCGATGTATTGAAATCCATTACTAGAGAGAAAGAGTTTTCTAATATGGTATTTGGCTTGATCGAAGTCAAAAAAACTCCTGAAGCATTTGCAGAACTTCTTGAAGAGGAGATGCCTGAAAAAGAGCTACCTCATTTAAAAGAAGCAGCTCTTAATGGTTATCCGTTGTTTTTCTCTGGCATGCAGTGAGCGCATCCGTTTCTTCTGATGTCAAGCATGGAAGAAAAAACAACAGCTTCCTCATAGGAACTGCAATTAAAGATATGTTCGGACTTTATATCATTTATGCGGCAGCACGAGGTTTCGCGGTCTAAATCATGGATTTCACCAGTGTTTTTATTAAGCACATAGCGATTGCCGTTAAATGGCGAATTACAACGTCTCATAAAATCGCTCCTTTCGTAATACTCAGGCATGGCAGTGCCCTGTATTTACAGTATAGGAGATAAACGAAAAGAAAGCAATCCCGCCACGGAGGTTACGACGGCAATAAAAATAGGAGGTAAAAGGTATTGAACGAGTTACAACAGAAATTAGACAGCCGGGAAGTGGCTGAGATGGAGAAAGCGAAAGTTGTATATTTGCTAAAATCCGTTGATAATTCCGTGAAAATTGGCGTTACGGAAGAGTTTGAAAGGCGATTAAAAGTAGTTCAAAATCAGAGCGGAAAGGTAATAGACAAGTGCTATGTAACTGGATATTGCTCGAACCCTTTTGAGATAGAAGCCGAATTTAAAAGAATGTATAAAGATAATCGCATAAACGGTGAATGGTACTCTATAGATTTCGAAGAATCAAAGCAGATATTGAAAAGAATATTCGATGCAAAAAGAGTTGTAAAAACCAGGCGAACAAATCAAGAAAGCGGAATAGACAAACTGTTGAATTTTATTTTTTCATAGATTGGAGGAAAAATGAGCGAATTAAAAATTTTCAATAACGAAGAGTTCGGTAAAATCAGAACAGTAACGATTGACAACGAACCGTGGTTTGTGGGGAAAGATGTGGCAGTAATTTTGGGATATAGCAATCCACAAAAAGCACTTCGTGACCATGTAGATGAAGAAGACAGGACGCTGAACGATTCGTTCACCGTGAATGGCACAAAAGGAATTCTTATCAATGAGTCAGGACTTTACGGTTTGATTCTTTCAAGTAAACTTCCGAATGCTAAAAAGTTCAAACACTGGGTAACAGCGGAAGTTCTTCCCGTACTCAGAAAGACAGGTAGGTACAACTTGCAACAGCCACAGGGCAAAGAACTCCTCGCACTGGCGGTCTTAGAAGCGCAGAAGACCATTGAAGAGCAGACAGCACAGATTGAGGAAATGAAGCCGAAAGCGATATTTGCAGATGCTGTTGCTACCAGTCATACTTCCATCTTAATCGGCGATCTGGCAAAGATTTTGAAACAGAACGGCGTTGAAACAGGGCAGAAGCGCTTATTTGAGTGGTTGCGTGAAAATGGGTATCTGAGTAAGAGAAAAGGAACTGAATGGAACTCGCCCACACAGAAATCTATGAATTTAGGGCTGTTTGAAGTGAAAGAGACAACAGCAGTCAATCCAGATGGCTCTGTTCGGATTAACAAAACAACCAAAGTAACAGGTAAAGGTCAGCAGTATTTTATCAACAAGTTTTTAAATGCAGCATAAGGAGGGTACACATGAGCGAAAAAGAGAAAGAAATTATCAGAAAAGTAGCACAGGCATTGCCGGATATGTCCGACATGAATAAAGGATATTTTCTAGGCTTTGCGGAGGCTATGGCATCGCAGAAAAGCCAGAAAAAGGAAGAAGAAAATGAGGACAAGGAGAATGAATAGGACAACATATCTCGGACAATCCATCCGTCATACATATTAGAGAGGTGGTTCAAGTGACTATAAAAAACATCGTAGTAATCAACGGTAAAGAGGTGGAGATCAGGGATCTTCCGGACGCTGAACTGTTTGCGGAAAAATTAAACCGGAAAGCTCTGACCGAAAGAAACTATGAGGAAGATAGGTGATGACATGAAACCAGATATGGAAAAAATCATACAAGTGTTGATATCTCTTATCGAAGAACAGGAACACGTAAAAATTGATTACACACTTGAAAAGAGGACAGAAGAGAAAACCGCCTAGGCGGTAGAAGGGAGGACAAGCTATGAAAAGGCTAACAGTAAACAAGATCGAGAAATTTATCCAGACACTGGAATCCGCAGAAAGGTTTGGTTGGTATTCTGAGGAGCAAAAGTTGCACGCAATCGCCTGTTTAAACAATTACTGCAGGGAACTGGAGTATCAAGGAAGAAAATCCGTGAAATTAAAGGAGGAAGAACATGGAAATTAAAGGAACTTACCATTGCCAGACTACTCAACAGCCCAACGCTTTAAACAGTTGGGATATCCGGTCAGTCTCCGTAGAGCTGCCAGAAGAAAAGGACAAGCCTTACTGGATCAGAGCTGGAGTGGCAGTGATCGGGTTTATCTTGGTGCTACTGGCGTGGTATCTGGTGTTTGGGTATTAAAAATGAGCACCTACAAAAAGGCTGGGGAGCCGTAGGTACTCTGACAAAAAATCAAGAATATAGTAACAGATTTTAGGAGGATAAGCAATGGATAGAGAAAAAATACATAAACTTTTAGACTTAATTCTTGAGATTCAAGAGCGTGGAGAAGGTAGGAATGGGTATCCGTACGTAAACATTGAATTTTCGAACTACGGTAGCAGAATATTTTTAACCGCACAAGAAAACGGATTTGTTACTGATGGAGATTACGATTTGTTTGACGGTATTGCAACAGATAAGCAACTAGATGATGCAATCGTTTTTGCGAAAGTATTACTGGAAAAAGCAGTGGATATGGTGGGCGAATAATATGTACGGATATACAGAAGAACTGGAAGAAATAACAGATCAAGAAGCGACTGAAAAAGATAGATATTTTAGGGTGCGCAAAAGGCACTATCAGAATTATTGCGATTTTATGGAGGAAATAACAAATGGCAACATTATACGAGATTGACGAAGAGATTTTAAATTGTGTAGATCAGGAAACAGGCGAGATTATCGACCCAGAAAAGCTGGCACAGTTGCAGATGGATTTTGACAAAAAGGTAGAGGGAATTGCTCTCTGGATCAAAAACCTCTTATCTGATGCAGAAGCAATCAAGGCAGAGAAAAACAAACTGGCTGACCGCCAGAAAACATGTGAAAACAAGGCAAGAAACTTGAAAGAATACCTGTCTGGTTATTTATGTGGTGAAAAATTTAAGACACCAAGAGTCAGCATTTCTTATCGAAAATCAGAGAGTGTAGAGGTACAGGATATTTCAAAGCTGGATGAAGAATATTTGAAATTCGTTGATCCCGAGGTGGACAAGACCAAAGTGAAAAAGGCACTGAAAGATGGAATTGAACTCTCTGGCGTTGTATTGGTGCAGAATAATAATATTCAGATTCGGTAGGTGAGAAATATGGAATTTAGGACATTAAAGGCAAACGAGATTGAATGTCGGATCGCAACGGTGAAGAGTAATGGGATATCACTATTACTATACAAAGATGCAAGGTGCGATATGAATATCTTGGATGAAACTGTTGGAAAGTTAAATTGGAAAAGAGAACATAGCAGAGACAACGCAAACTGCACCGTGAGTATATGGGATGATGATAAAGGTATCTGGGTTTCCAAAGAAGATACAGGAACGGAAAGCTTTACTGAAAAACAGAAAGGTCTTGCATCCGACAGCTTTAAGAGAGCTTGCTTTAACTGGGGAATCGGAAGAGAGTTATATACCGCTCCGTTTATTTGGATCCCATCCGATAAATGCGAAATTTCCGCGAAACAGAATGGTAATGGAAGCACTTGTTATGATCGTTTTCGAGTAAGCTATGTTGGTTATGACAAAGAAAGGAACATAGATGCCCTGAAAATCGAAAATGAGAAAACCGGAAAAGTAGTATTTTCGCTTGGTAGAAATGCCGGAAATTATAATCCTGCTAATCAAGAAGAATCTCTCAAAAACTATGTGACCGAATCACAGGTAAAAACACTGGAAATTTGCATTCCTAAGCATAAGCAGACAATAGCGAATGTGTGTCGGGTTTATAAGGTGTCTGGTTTGCGAGAACTGACAGTGGAGCAATTTAAAAAGCTTATGAGAAATATGGGAGAAGAATAATGAGGTTTACAGGAAGATTGAAAGAACCTGTCGCAGATTATCACAGTGGAAAGCTGACCATTCTATTCGAGCCTATAGAGGACTTCCGACAAGCCTACGATGAACTGAAAGATTATGAGAAATTAACGCTTGAAATAAAGCCGTACAGAGCAAAGAGAAGCCTTGACGCGAACTCTTATTTGTGGGTGTTACTCGATAAATTAGCGGAAAAGTTGGACATCACTAGGTGGCAAGCGTACCTAAATGAATTAAAATCCCACGGTGCTTTTGAGTACATACCGCTCCGGGAAAAAGACATCTATCTGGCACAGTCAGTGTTCCGGATTGTGATAGATCGTGGAGCACAGGAAGTAAAAGACCTAAAAGGGAGAACTGAAACATTACACACTCTGCAATGCTACAAAGGGTCAAGCAAGTATAACACAAAAGAAATGAGCAGACTCATCAAAGGCGTGTTGGAAGATTGCAGAGAGGTTGGAATACCAGATGCAGACCTTTTGACCCCAGATGAAAAAGAAGAGCTTAGACAAAAATGGGGGATTGAACTGTGAGCATTGATTACAGTAACATGGCATTCCCTAAGCCGAAGCGCAAGAAAAAGAAAAAAGGTCATCAGAGGACGTCCGGCAGACCAAAGAAGCTGTGGAGCATATTCACAGAGGATATGGATCACTGCATGTACACCGGAGTTTACGGAGTGGAGAGGCATCATGTTTTTAGTCACACATCGAAAGAAATTGAACTTTCGGAGGATTATGGTTTTATCGCTCCATTGAGACCAGACCTGCATCCAAACGGAACAAGGGCAGGGGAGAATGCATCAAAAGTTGACCGATACTTAAGAAAACGCTGCAAAGAGTATTATTTGCAGCACTACGGAACAGAAGAGCAGTTCCGACAAGAATTTCACTATGTTAGCAAAGGGTAACCTTTCGCTATAAATTGTAACCCGTTCATGGCTGCTGCACAGTACGTCACAAATACCTTAAGTAAGCCAGATTCATTGTCTCCCGGTAATTCCGGGAGCAGAAAGGAGAATAAATGGTAATTACAATTCCGGGCAAACCGGTTGGAAAAGCAAGACCGAGATTCCGCAGAGCCGGATTTAAAGTCATTACATATACGCCAGACGAAAGCAAAAAATACGAAAAGGAAGTTGCAAGGATTTACAAGCAGAGTATAGGCGTGCTTTACACGGACATCCCTCTGAGAGTTCGAATTTTAGCGAAATTTCCGATTCCAGAGAGCTGGTCTAAGAAGAATAAGGATAGGGCTTTAAAAGGAGAAATGAAGCCGAATAAGAAGCCTGACTTAGACAACATTGCAAAAATCATTCTGGATGGCCTGAATGGAGTCGCATATACGGATGATAAGCAGGTAACCAGTCTGGAGATTGAAAAAGTGTACTCGGATACACCTTGCGTGGTGGTCTATATTGCGGAGGATGAGTAATGGCAGAGGTGAAGTGGATCAAGATAGCAACGGATATCTTTGATGATGAAAAGATATTGCTGATAGAGAGTTTACCGGATGCTTATGCAATTATAACAGTCTGGTTCAAGTTGCTATGTCTTGCCGGGAAAAAGAATAACGGTGGTGTATTCCTGATGAATGACAAGATTCCCTACACAGACAAGATGCTGGCAACAATCTTTAGAATGAATGAATCCACTGTAAAGTTGGCTTTGAATGCGTTTGAGCAATTTAAAATGATTGAGATAGTGGAGGGAATAATCACGATCCCGAACTGGAATAAGCACCAGACATTGGATGCTTATGAACGGAAAAAAGAGCGTGACAGGCTGTACCAAGAGGAAAGAAGAGCCAAACAAAGAGCTTTGATCGAAAAATCGTCTGACAAGTCGTCTGAAAGAACGTCTGACGTCGCTGTTTCAGATATAGATAAAGAAGAAGATAAAGAAAAAGATAATAATATATATGTCCCGTACAAAGAGATCATAACTTACCTGAATGAAAAGACAGGCAAGAAACTAAGGTGGGATGTTAAGAGTAACCAGAAGGAAATAAAAGCCAGATTCAATGAAGGATACACTCTGGATGACTTTAAGACGGTGATTGATAAAAAATACCATGAGTGGGGCAGAAAGCCGACAAAAGAGGAATTACAGCGCGGCATTAAGGATATGAGGATATATCTAAGACCAAAAACCCTGTTCGGCGGTAATTTTGATGATTATCTTAACCAAGAGCAGACGGAAAAAATGCCAGCAAAACCGCCAGTAAGCAGAAACTTAAACAACTTCGAACGCAGAGGATACGACATGGACTCTCTGGAAGAGCAGTTGTTGAAGTCAAATTAAGGAGGAGCAAAATGAAAGAAGAATTATTTAAAATGGCACAGGAGTGCCTTTCCGAGGAAGAAGTAAAGGAAATCCTCAGAAATAAATTCAAGGAATCAATAGAATCGGCAATAGAAAAAACGTTTAGATGGGGAAAAGTAGAAAGTGCACTGAAGAAAAAAATAGAAGAAGTCATGGTGCCGTACATAGAGAAGTATGATTTTTCGGAATACCTTCCAAAGTTGGATACGGTGCTTACTGAAATTGTAAATTCTGATGCTTGCATTGAGAATAAAAAGATTCTGGAGAATTTTAAGGATTTATCAATCAAGCAGGAAGAAAAAGAGATTAAAGTCACGGATCTGTTTGAAGCATGGATTAAAATGTGCGAGAAGAAGATCAGTACAACTGGCCTGGAAGTGGAGTTTGACGATGGACCATACTACGAATCGGTCGGATGCGAGATGCGAATAGAAGAGAGTGAAAGACCTGTTTGGAGTTCTGTGCATAGGGCGGTGATTGTTTTCGAAAACGATCATGATGAAGAATTAAACATCGAGATTCCGATATCAAAATGGGATTTTGAAAAAGAGCATACACTTGATAATTTAGGATGTGTGAATATCCAGTCTCTTCGATATCTCGGGGAATTTGACATGTTGTTAATGAGATTGCAAAGAGCGGGAACGAAAATCATCATAAACGAAATGGAAGCAGATGGAGAAATATGTCCACAGGAAGAGCCGGAAGCAAGCTTTAGTTAGGAGGAATTATGGAACCGAAGAAAGTAACGATAAATTACGCTCTGCTCTGCAAGCAATTGGAGAAGCAGGGCAAGACGAAAAAGGGATTCTCCCTAGAAATGGGGAGAAGCGAAAGTTTTGTGAATTACATAGCCAATAATCCAGATCAACCAGAAGCGGTGGAACGGATCATGTGTTTGCTACTCGGGCTTGAGCCGGGAAGTCTGGTAAAAGAACCGGAAAAGAAAGGGATGACCGCAGCACAGGCTCTTACAGTAATCAGAGATGAGATTTTAGAGAATCGCAGAATCATGCAGGAGAATTTTGAGAAAATCTGGAACAAGCTGAACACCAACACTGTCCAACTGGAAAAGATTAAGGACAAGGTCAACGAGGTATCTAAGACCGATTATGACAAGGCGGTGGAATGGTTAAAAGATAAAATGGCAGGTGGGCGATATGACGGAGCGAAGCTGCTCATGGAGTCAGATGCAGCGGGAATCAAACGGTCAGACATCATGAAAGCGAGAAACGAATTAAAAATAAAGATACAGACAACCGGATATGGGAAGAACTCGAAAGCATGGTGGAGTTTAGAAAGGGAGTAAACATGAACAGAAAAAGATACGGTTTTAGAGTCTACAGGAAACAGTCTGCTGGATTCAAACCGGGCAACATGGCAGCACAAAAGCGGAAGAGAAAGAACAGGGTGAGAGGGAAATGAGTAGACCAACACACTTTCTGGATCCGTACAAATTCCAGATCAAAGAAATGGTAAAGCTCGGATGCACGGATGAGCATATCTGCAGAGTGCTTGAGGATATTACCGGAAAAGAAGTGAAAAAGAGGGTAATAGCAAACAAGAGGATGTGGTTAAGAAAAATGGAAAATAAAAGAAAACAATACGAACCGTACAAGGGAGAAATTAAGTACATGATCGAAAACGGACTTACGATCCAGAACATCTATGCAGCAATAAGCGAAGAGAGCGGAATCGATGCAAGTATTGAAACGTTCAAAAACTTTTTAAAAGACAATGATATGCTGCCTGAGTCGAAGAAGCAGGAAACTTCGGTCAAGGATATCTTTGGCAACATTGCAAATTACATGGAGTTTCACGAGGGTTGGGTGAGGACCAGTTGCCGGCTCAACAGGGCGATGTCGAATCCAAACCGGATATTAATGCGGAGGTATTTGCAGTAGGTTATAAAAAATAAGCGAAAATAGAAAGGAGCCAGCCTCCGGCCGGGGCAAGGGTATACCGGGCTTCTGAGAAAAATGGATAAAGAGAAAAAAGCAATCGAAAGAATTAAAATGGCAAGTGAAATGAGTCTACACCACTATGGTAGACCGCTTATTTGCACATACAGCGGCGGCAAGGATAGTGATGTGATGTTAGAGATTTTTAAGCGATCCGGAATTCCGTTTGAAGTACATAACAGCCATACAACGGCAGATGCACCACAGACAGTTCGGCATATCCGGAAGGTATTCCGAGAACTGGAACTGCATGGAATTAGGTGCGAAATAGAAAAACCACGCTATAAAGGAAAATTGATTAGCATGTGGAGCTTAATTCCAGAAAAGCTTATCCCGCCGACAAGAATTGTAAGATACTGTTGCTCTACGCTGAAAGAAACTGGATGTGCAAACCGGTATATCGCAACCGGAGTAAGATGGGACGAAAGTACTTCCAGATTGAAAAGGGAAGAGTTTGAAAAGCTCGGACAAACCCAAAAAGAGAAAGAAAAATTTACGAAGATAATGCTGATGGAGGATAACGATGCACGAAGACGGATGAGTGAGCTATGTATGCAGCAGAAAAAAATGATTGTAAATCCTATCATAGATTGGACGCATAGTGATATCTGGGGATATATAAATTCCGAGAAAATAGAGACGTGCGAGCTGTACCAGTGCGGATATGATCGTGTTGGTTGCATCGGATGTCCGATGGCAGGCAAGAAGCGTTACAAAGAGTTTGCGGATTTTCCAAAGTATAAGCAATTGTATATAAATGCTTTCGACAGGATGTTGAAAGAACGTAAACGAAGAGGAAAAGAATGTAAGTGGACGACAGGGGAAGAGGTATTTCTTTGGTGGATGGAAGACGAAAACATACCAGGGCAAATGAGAATGGAAGACTTTATTGCGGAGGAATGACTAATGCCAAAAACAGAAGAAACATGGATGGACGGGATCACAACGGAAATGATGGAGCATATCTGCGACAACCTGTGTAAGTATCCGAACCAGCTAAGCGGAGAGCAACTGGAAGATAAATGCGCAGAGTGCAAGATGGGACGGTTTGTGTGCGATATTTTGAACCAATATAACAATTGCGCAAAGCTGCTGGAGCAGATGCAGGAACTGAAAGAGCGAGATACGGCGAAGAAGCCGAATATAATGGACTACATACTTGGTGACATTAACTTTAAATGCCCTACGTGCAAAAGTGAATATATTTGCGAAAAAGGATATGAACATTTCTACTGCCCGAATTGCGGACAGAAAATAGATTGGAGTGAGGAATAACCATGATGGGAAGATGCAAATTAACAAGTATATGCGGACACGATTATTGCTGCATAGAATGCCCAGAAAACGAAGTGTGCAAAGAGCAGTGTGCAAGAATGGACCGGTATGAGTATTGTGTGGAGTGTCCGGAATATGAGGAGGTGGAGTGATGATTTTATTTTGCCCTGATTTAACGGGAAAAGAAGAGGTAAAAGCAATGCTTATTGGGAATGGAGATTTTGTCAGACCAGTGTTGAATCCGTGTATTAAAGAGAAATGCGTAGCGTACAAGGATGGAAAGTGCCTGAAATACAACAATGAAGTGGAGCGAAAAGATGAGAGAACAAACATTTGAAGATATCCTGTGCATGATTAAAAGATCGTGTAACAAGAATTTCTACAAAGGCACTGATTACGATGGCATGAAACCAGAAATTGTAAGGTGTGCAACAGATATTTACATTGAACAGATGCGACAGAACGGAGGAAAGGAAAATGAGTAAGAGATATAAGTGCAAGAAAACTTTCTGCGTAGATAAATACGACGATGATGGTTTCTTAATCGAAAACGATACAATTGTGATTGAAGAAGGGAAAATTTACGAGCTAGACGAAAGTGGTCACATGATGATTGGTGGTTCTGATCATGTTCATCTTGATGCTGTAGATGATGGTTCGTGGTTGGAAATTACAAAAGAGACATTGGAAGAATGGCTTGATTTGTTGGAGGTGGAGTGATGAACGTATTAGAGAAGATTTTGGAGAAGATAAGCGAAGTTGAAAAAGAGTATGTAACTGGACATAAGGTGTTGTATGCATTAGGTGCTACAGGTATGGCAACCGAAATTAGCGGTATTATCCGTTCGCACATGGACGATGTTCCGAAGTGCGGAGAATGCAGCCGAAGAAAATGGTATCAAAAAGGATACGAGGACGGAAAGAAAGACAATGACTGGATCCCTTACACAGAACAAAATATGCCTAAGAAAGAAGGTATATATCTTGTAACGTGTGACGATAAAGAATATCCGGTAAAGAGAATGAGATTTAAAAAAGAGGATGAATATGGTCTTTGGTATGACGATTATGGGATTTATGATGGGGTAATATTTGCATGGCAGCCACTTCCAGAACCATACAAGGAGGAATAACATGGACATTTTAATCATAATCGCATTCCTAGCCCTGTACTATATCCTGGGGCTTGGAGCAGTGATTACTTTAAAGACAGGAATCGAAGAGGATGTAAAACTAGAAGGTGCGGATTACCTGATGGCTGCTGGATTCCCAATACTGCTATTTGTGGTGTTTTTGGATTGGATTGTGCGAAAGATAGTGAGGTAAGAGAGATGAAAAAATTTAACTGGGATGAATTTAAAAATAAAGACAATAAGATTGCGGTGAATTGCAAGACCGAAGAAGAAGCAAAAGATTTCTGCAGGCAGATGCACGGGCAAGGGATGAAATGGTGCACAGGTGATAGTTATTTGGAAAATACAAGTTATAATGTGCACAACGAAGGAACGTGTTATTACGGAATCGGAGAATATTCGTCTCGTGTTTATGCAGAAAAGTACAATTATAAAATCTTAGAATGGAGTGATTACATGCAGAAAAAAATTACAAAGTCAGATTTAAAAGACGGAATGGTGGTCGAATATAATGATAACTATTTCAGGAAAAGACTTGTTATAGGCGGCTTTTTGACTGGCGAAGATGGATATGCGGATTTGGGAGACTATAACGAAAACTTAAAAAGTGTGGTAAGCGATTTGGAAATAGTTAGAGTATATAAGATTAAATGCATGGGAAAAATTAGCAGTATCATGGAAGACCACAATCTTGAACTCATCTGGGAGCGCAAAGAACAAAAGAAAATGACAGTGGAAGAAATGCGGAAGAAGTTGGAAGAGCTGACCGGAGAGGAAATTGAGGTAACGGAATGAAGAAAATAGAAGCATACACTATGGCAACGAGAAAGCCCTGTGAGACCGCTTTAAAGCAACAGGGGCATAAAGCCTTTAAGTGCGACTTTAAAAGCCGTGAGATGGCGAATAAGGATACTGTGGACTACATAGCAGAGAAATACAACATAAAAGAGCGGATTCCGGGAGGTGATTGAGTTGGACAAGAAAACACTGAAAAAGTATAAGCCAAACAAAGATAGACTTATCCGGATTGAGAACCAGATACAAGAACTCTGCGAACGGGAACCAACTGTTGTTATGGGGAAAGTAACAGGATCCAGTGCAGATTTCCCGTACACCGAAGTGAGAACATCCGTACAAATGCATGATCCTTACGAAGAAGAGAATGTAAGACGGCAGATCAGAAGGAAAGAAGCGGATAGGTTACTGATTCTGAAGGAGCAGAAAGAAGTCGAAGACTACATAAATGGGATTGATAATCCGGAGATTAAAGAGATATTTGAGTTGCACTATCTTGAGGGGAAAACCCAGCAAAAAGTCGCAGATGAAATTGGATATACCCAGGCGCGAGTATCACAGATTATAAGCGCACAGCTTAAAGATTTATAGCATTTATATTTTACTTATGCTATAATTATCCTAGAAAGATTGTATATTGTTCTAAAACAATCTTTCCAAACATTCGGAACACCGCCGGACTTTCCCCTTTTCTTGTCTGGCGGTGTTTTTATGCGGAGTATAGCATCAGTGGTAGACGCGCAGGGTCGCGCCCTGTGTCCTTGGTTCGATTCCAAGTGCTCCGCTTTGTGATGTGAGTATACAGGCTGCACAGCTGAGGTCTGTTCTGGGGAGTGCACACCGGCTTTACATCACAAATGGTACCAAAACGCAGATATCCGCAGATCTGCAAAACAAACAAAAATAGATTCAGCAATCTATATTTAGTGTAATCAGCGTACCCGAGTGCTGCGGATAGGGTAAAGGATGTCAATAAAAGGCATCCTGTGGGTGTATAGCTCAGTAGGTAGAGCAATCGGCTGTTAACCGATGTGTCGTAGGTTCGAATCCTGCTATACCCGTTGTGGACTACTGCAAGGTTCCTCCTTTTTTCCTATAAATTTTGATTGTGTACTTGGTTATTTTGGTTTCTGTTGGCGTTTGTAATTTTCATAGCAGTAGTCCTAAATTCTTAGCATCCAGAGATGGGTGCTTTTATTATGCTTAAAAGGTGGTGAGTCGGATGGCAAAAGGTAAATATCAAGAGTGGCTAGAGCCGGAAGGCTTGCTAAAGATAGAGGGATGGGCGAGAGATGGTCTGACGGACGAGCAGATTGCAGATAATATCGGGATTTCCAGAAGCACATTAAATAGCTGGAAAGACAAGTATTCGGACATTTCGGACACCCTAAAAAGAGGAAAAGAGGTCGTTGATCGTCAAGTCGAGAATGCTTTGCTAAAACGTGCGCTTGGATACGAGTACACGGAAACGACCAGAGAATACATACCGGAACTCGATGAGATGAAAACTACGAAAAAGGTCACAAAGCAAGTAGCACCGGACACTACAGCCCAGATCTTCTGGTTGAAGAACCGGAAACCGGACAAATGGAGAGATAAGCAGGAATATGAAGATAGGACAGCGATTGAGAAGCTGGATGAAATCTTGAAAGGATTGCATGACAATGCAGCTAAGCAAAAAGCAGAATGAGTACATAATGAATGCAACGCACAGATGGAATATTAAATCTGGCGCGGTGCGTTCTGGAAAGTCATTTGTAGATACTGCTTATATTGTTCCAAAAAGAATCCGAGATAGAGCTGGACTCCCCGGCTTAAATGTAATAATGGGAGTCTCTAAAGAATCCATTGAGCGAAACGTGCTCCAACCGATGAGAGAGATCTATACCAGTGATCTGATCGGGAACATTAACAACCGGAATGTGGCAAGGGTGTGCGGAGAGGATGTTTATTGTCTCGGTGCAGAAAAGGTCAGTCAAGTCGCAAAGATACAGGGGGCATCCATTAAGTACTGCTATGGCGATGAGATCGCAAAATGGAACAAAGAGGTGTTCCAGATGCTTAAATCCCGTCTCGATAAGACGTACTCCTGCTTTGATGGAGCTTGCAACCCGGAACATCCGACGCACTGGCTCAAAGAGTTCATCGACAATGTAGAGCTGGACATCTATCTCCAAAAGTACACGATATTTGATAATCCATTTCTGGATCCAGAATTTGTTAAGCAACTCTGCAAGGAATATGATGGTACAATCTATTATGACCGCCTCATCCTGGGGTTATGGAAAAGGGCTGACGGATCAATCTACAAGAGGTTCGCAGACAATCCGGAAGCGTTCCGGTGCGAAATCGTGGATAATCTCTCACAGGAATCAGAGCATAAGCAATTCCGAAAAGAGGATATCACATCAATCGAGATTGGCTTGGACTTTGGTGGTAATCAATCTGGTCACTCATTCGTTGCCAGAGGATATACGGACGATTACAGAGACGTGATTGCTTTAAAATCCAGAAGAGTCATGGCAAAAGATGAGAAAGAGGATATCGACAGCAACCGACTGAATGAGCTGTTCTGTGAGTTTGTACAAGAAGTGATAGATGATTACTCTGTGTGCGTGAAGAGTGGAGACTATGTACAGTATTGTAACGTAGAGTCCGTATTCTGGGACAATGCAGAAACCGTCCTTGGTAATTCTATCCGCAATGCCGTGGAAAAGGAATTTCCGTGGATAGCTGTCAAACCAGCAAAGAAAAGACCTATAAACGACAGAATCAGATGCACCGTCAAGCTCATGGGGGCTGGGCGGTTTTTTATTACAAAAGACTGCGAATCTCTGCAAACTGCTTTTTCGGATGCAGTGTGGGACAAAGAAGTAAAGGACAAAGACGAACGCTTGGACGATGGCAGCACTGACATTGACAGCTTGGATGCGTTTGAGTACACGATCGAACGTGACATGAAATACCTAATCGAAGAGGTGGAAGATGTTTGATGGAATTAAGAGAGTATGGAAAGGAATCATGAGGATGTTTGGGTACACGACATTAAAACAGATCATCGGCAAGGATATCGCACTATCCAACGACATGATAGATGCAATCAACAGATGGAGACAGATGTTAAATGGTGATGCAGATTGGATTTCTGACAGCATTGTTTCCCTCGGGATTGAAGATGGAATCTGCCGAGAGTTTGCGGACTGTGCGCTGGTGGAAATGGAAACCAGCGTAAGTAACGAACGGTTAGACAAAATTTACCAGAAGAATATCGCAAGCCTAAATGAGAACCTACAGGAAGGACTTGCACTGGGGTCGTTTGTCCTGAAGCCACTGGGAGAATCGGCTGCTGAATTTGTTTCTGCCGACAAGATCATCCCGATCAGCTTTGGGGATGATGGAAAGCCGAATGATATTGCATTTCTGACCGTAAAAAAGGTTGGGGACGCTGATTATTTCACGAGGCTTGAACGGCACTATTTCATTGGCGGGAATCTGACCATAGAAAACAAGTGTTTCCATTCTCAGACAGCGAATGATATCGGTCTTCCATGCAGCCTAGAAGCGGTGGAAGAATGGGAGAATATCCTACCTGGACCGATTACATACCCAGGAATGAACCGTATGGACTTTGGGTATTACCGTAATCCAATCAAAAATAAAATAGATGGTTCCGCATGTGGTGTATCAGTGTACGAATCTGCCGCTGAACTGATTCGGAAAGCGGATACACAGGGAGCAAGACTTGATTGGGAATACGAATCTGGAGAGCGTGCTATCCATGTGGATAATAGAGCACTTAAGCAAGATAAGGCAACCGGGAAGTTTGGACTTCCGAAACTCAAAAACAAGCTGTACCGTGGAATGAATCTGGATGTCGGGAAAGACCAAGAATTATTAAAGGAATACTCCCCAGAAATGAGGGACGAAGCCTTTAAGCGCGGGTTGGAGGAATACAAGCGAGAGATCGAGTTTTCTGTAGGTCTTGCTTATGGAGACCTGTCAGATGCGCAGGAAGTAGCGAAAACAGCCACGGAAATTAAAGCATCAAAGAACCGCAAGTACAACCGAGTGACGGCAATCCAGAACAACTTATACGATTGCTTAGAGGACTTTGCCGCAGGGCTTGCATTCTACAACAGTATGCTTAATTCGGGATATGAGTTCTCTTGCAAATTCAACGATTCCATACTGACCGATGAGGAAACAGAGCGTCAGCAGGACAGACAGGACGTGAGTATGGGAGTGATGTCGCATTTGGAATACCGCATGAAGTGGTACAACGAGGACGAAGCCACAGCGAAAAAGATGTTGCCAGAGCAGATCAAAGTAATGGAGTAGGTGAACCAATTGAGGGAAGACTACAAAAAGCAGCTATCCGGACAGATCGAGAAGCATTTTCTTGATTTGGAACAGATGATTCTCGAGGACATTGTTCGCCGGATTAAAAAAGCGGGAAAAATCACAAGCACAGCCGACTGGCAGATTAACCGGTTGCAGATCATCGGGTACTCTTCTGAGGACATCGAAAAGATGATTAAAACTGCTCTAAACCTGTCCTATCCGGAAGTGTTTGAGCTGTACGACAAGGTAATCGACTGGGAATATGTCCGTAATAAAGACATCTACGAGCAGATTAATGCAGAATATATCCCATACGAGGATAATAAGGAGTTGCAACAGCTTGCAGATGGCTTTATCCAGCAGAGCAATGATGATCTGCGGAACGTCACAAAGTCCATGGGATTTTATGTGGATTATGGCGGCGGTAGGCTCGTTATGACTCCATTATCCGACATCTACCAAGGATACCTTGATAAGGCTATCACGGGAGTGGTTTACGGTGCATTTGACTACAACACCATGATTCGCAAGGTGGTCACGCAACTCACCAACAGCGGACTCAGAAGCATTGACTACGCTTCTGGGTGGCATAGCAGGGTAGATGTGGCGGCAAGGAGAGCGGTTATGACGGGTGTGTCACAGCTTACCGGGAAAATATCAGAAATGAACGCCGATAAGCTTGGGACAGAGCATTACGAAGTCGCGTGGCACGCCGGAGCGAGACCATCACACGCTGTCTGGCAAGGGAAGGTCTGGTCAAAGGAACAACTTGTTACGGTATGTGGTCTTGGAACAGTCACTGGACTGCTTGGAGCGAACTGCTATCACGAATATTACCCGTTTGTGAAAGGCGTCTCGGAGCGGAATTGGTCTGATTCTTGGCTTGCAGAGCAGAACCGAAAGGAAAGTATACCTAAGACGTTTAACGGCAAGGAATACACCTTATACGAAGCCAGACAGCAACAGAGGAAAATGGAAACCGCTATGAGGGCACAGAGAGAAAAGGCTGTGCTACTAAAACAGGGCGGAGCTGATCCAGACGATGTGATGCTTGCGAAAGCAAAGTATCAAGGACAACTGGGAGAATACACCAGATTTTGCAAGAAAATGGGTCTACAACAAGAAAGAGAGCGCATCTATTACGATATGCGCGGCAGAGTGGCACCCGTACCAAAACGGTTTAGGAGGTTTAGGAAATGAGTAAAGTAAAAGTAATCAGACAGCCGACAGCGGAAGAAACATTGATTTTTGAATTTGAGACAGCATCATCCGAATTTCTGGTTAAGAATTTTACGGATGGTGATATTTACGCATCTCTGGAAAGGGACGCAACAAAAGAACAAAGCGTACTGATTCCGGCACAGACCGCACAGGTATTGCAGTACGGTTCCTACGGTGGTGGAAAGAGCAACATCGTCCAGATCATCCCCACAGCAACCTCAGAAAAAGGAGTAGAAGTACAATGCTTAAAATGGTAGACGGAACAGGAATCATAGGAGTGGATATGATCTGCCCTCTTGGAATCTCCACTCCGCAGCCACCGAATTATGACAGGGTAGAGCTAGAGGGCACAGGGATGTTGGTACTGCCGAACAGCTTGGATGCTCCGCTTGAGAGGTTGGAGCTTGGTGGGAAGACGGAGCAGGCGCAGACGAGTGGAAAAAATCTTGCTAATCCGAGTGAGTTCGTGATTGGTACTCTTGCAGGAGACACTGGAAATATCATAAACCTAAAGCAATACATTACCACTGGGTATATCCCTGTTATTCCGGGCAAAAGGTATTCTACTAGCTGCGGAAACAAATTTTTGGCGCATACAATAACTGCATACGATAAAGAAAAGACAAAAATCAATTATCCGATGAATATGTCGTCGGAAATGCCAGAAGGTGCAGCTTACATAAGATTGTCATATAAGAAAATAGACATGGCCAATGTTACAGAATCCGATATGGAAGAACTGAAAAAAGTTTGCATGGTAAATGAAGGCTCTACCGTTCTGCCTTACGAACCCTACACAGGCGGTAAACCATCCCCATCTTTAGAATATGAGCAGGAGGTCAAGAACGCCGGAAAGTGGAATGAGGGAACGCAGAAGTATGAAGTGGATGTGAAGGTTACTGGAAGAAATCTTTTTAACGGGAAACTATTAAAGGGAAAATTCATAACGGACGACATGAATGTTGTTAGCGATCTAGTAACAATGAATACTTTTGACAAACCAGTTGAAATTGAACCAAATACAGATTATGTCATTTCTGCAAATGGAGTAATATGGGAAGGTAATATCAACGTATATGACGAAAACGGAAAGAAGATAGTTCAGCATTTTACTGGAAAATTTAAAACTCCATCAAACGCAAAATACATTCGGGCTAGTATATCGAATGCAAGAGCGCCGATTGATTCCAAAATCCAAATGGAATATGGAACAGCTATGAATGAATTTGAGCAATACCATCAACCGCAAACCCTCACTCTAACTTCCGACCGCCCTCTCACAAAGTGGGATAAGCTCGTGGAGCAGGGTGGACAGATTGGGTGGTTGTATCAGAGTTCTAAAATGATACTCGATGGAACTAAAATAAAGTGGTTGCACAGCAACAAACCAGAAAATTCATATTTTGCAACTACTATCATTGATGCATACGGAGGAAAAGGTGCTAGTTTTTGTAAAACATATAGAAATATACAAGATTCTGCGTATGTTATTAAATACGCAAACGAACGATGTATTTATAGTGACCACCCTACTTATACCTCTGGAGATAAATTTTTCAGGGCGCCAAATGAGAACGTAACGACATTGGAACAATGGAAAGAGTTTATCGATGAAAATCCAATTGAAATGCTATACCATACGAAAAACTCAGAATTCGTCCCCCTACCACAATCCGAACAAAACGCTATCCGAGCATTAAAAGCCTACTACCCTACCACAGTCATCACAGCGGACGGAGGGGAGCTTGACCCAGATATTAAAGCAACCTATCGAAAGGAGATATGATATGAACTATGCAAAAATCATGGAAAACGGAACTGTAAGAATCAGTTCCATCAAAAAAGAGGGCTACAAACCACTCAAGGAAGAGAAACCAGAGGGATTTAGCAACCTTGTCTTTGTTGGCTATACAGAGACAGAAGAAAATGTAATCAAAGAATACGAAGCAGTCGATGACGGAATGAGCGCCTACGGTAAATTGCAGAAAGACTTGAAAGCAACACAGGCGGCTCAGGAAGTCACAGATCAGGCGGTGCAGGAACTTATTCTTGCAACAATGGAAGCGGAGGTGAAATGATGGCACAGTTTTTGGCAAACAGAATCAAAGGTGGACACTTGACAATTGATAATGTACCGGAGAGCTTGAAAGAGCAGGTGCAGGCGTTACTTTAAGAGATTAGCACATAGAGATATGTGTTATTTTTATGCCTTTTTGGTCAGTAGATGAGACCTTAAACAGTCAATTCGTGGTGGATGGTTACACACCTTAAACAACCTAATGCGAAAGGAGAATGGAAACATGAAAACAGAATTTTTAAAAGGACTTGGATTGGAGCAGGATGTCATTGATAAAATCATGGCAGAGAACGGGAAAGACATTGCCGCTGAAAAGGCAAAGACTACCAAAGCAGAGGGGGAGCGTGACAATTATAAGAGTCAGCTTGAGACCACAACGGAATCTTTGGAAAAGTTTAAAGATGTTGACCCAACAGCTATGCAGGGAGAAATTGATAAGCTGAATCAGCAGCTGAAAGACAAGGATGCTGAGTATGCCGCTAAAGAAGCGGATCGCATCTTTTCCGACACGATCAAAGAAGCAATCAAGACAGCCGGGGGACGCAATGAAAAAGCGGTCATGGCTATGCTTGATATTGACGCTTTGAAAGGATCGAAAAACCAGTCTGAGGACATCAAGAAAGCATTGGAAACCGTAAAGGAATCTGATGCTTATTTATTTGGTTCTAATGAACCATTCATGAACGCAGTCGGAGCAACAGGAGGCGGTGCTGATGTTGGCGGAGATAATATGTCAGCAATCAGAGCGGCCATGGGGCTTCCGGCAGAAAAATAATTTTGAAAGAATGAGGTAATAAGATATGGCGAACACAATTGCATTAAGAAAAGCATACTCTACGATGTTGGACGAAGTTTACAAGCTGGCATCTTTGACAGCGGTTTTGGATGGTCCGAATGAGCTTGTGAGAGAGGGTGCAAACGCAAATGAAATTTTGATTCCGAAAATGACGATGTCCGGTCTTGCAAATTACAATAAGCAGACAGGATATGTTGCAGGTGACGTGACACTTGAGTACGAGACTAAGAAATGTACTTATGATCGAGGCCGTATGTTCACTGTGGACGCTATGGACAATATCGAGTCTGCAGGTGTTGCCTTCGGACGTCTTTCTGGAGAATTTTTGAGAACACAGGTTGTTCCGGAGCTTGACGCTTGGAGGCTTGCATCTTATGCAGGATACGCACTATCTGCTAATAAAGTGGCAGCAGCGATTGCAGATGCGAAAGCCGGAATTGCAGCAATTAGAAAAGGCAAGACTGCTATTAAAAATGCGGAGGCAAAGCCGGAAACCTGTTATCTGTATATCTCTGCCGCACTCAAAGGGGATATTGAGGACCTTGATACAACGGCATCCAAGAAAGTTCTGGAAGGCTGGGCTGGAGTGATTGAAGTTCCTGAGGGAAGATTTTTCGACAAAGTCACGTTGACAGCATCTGGAGCCGGCGGCTTTACAACAACAGGCGGTAAGAAGATTGATTTCTTGATTGTTGACAAGAATGCAGTAATCCAGAATCAGAAGCACACTGTATCTAAGATTATCACACCGGATGCAAACCAGGATGCAGATGCTTGGAAGTTCGGATATCGTACCGTAGGTATCGCAGAGGCGAAAGATAACAAGAAAGTGGCTATCTATGTACATACTGCAGCGGAGTAGAAAAAGGAGTTGATGCAAATGAACTTGTATGCGGATTATACATTTTACGTCTCTGAATATAGGGGAAATTTAACAGATGAAGAATTTGATAAATCTGTTATTCCAGCATCAGCTTATGTCCGAAGGATTACCTTCGGGCGCGCTGATGACAATATGGAAATGGAAGAAGTAAAGCTTGCCACCTGCTCTGTCTGTGATTTGATTGCAAATGACGAAAAGGTTAGAAGCAAGCACTCTGGACGTGTGATTACATCCGAAAACACGGATGGATACTCCGTCAGCTACGAAAGCGGAGGAAATGGAGAAACAACAGACGATCTGCTTAAAAGGAATATATTTGATACATTGTTGCTTTATCTTGAGCCGACCGGACTCTTGTATACGGGGGTAAAATTATGATAACCAACACAGATGCCACGCTTTACGGTAGGAAATATAACTCAGAAACCAGACTGGATGAGTGGGAACGAACCTACATCCCAGAGGTATGGTGGTACAAAAACGAAAAGTCGCAGATCACGACAGATGGATTAAAACAAGCAGACACCTACACGGTCAGAATCCCGGATACGAGCGTGGAAATCAAGAAAGACGATTACCTTGTAAAAGGCGATTGTAAGGTTGACATGCAGACGATTAAGGACTTGGACGGACTGGACAAGACTAGAATTACATCTGCAAACTACAATACTTTTGGCGGCAATCCGCATATAAAGGTGGTGGGAGTGTGATGGCGAAAGGAAAGAAGAAATTTAAGATCGAGACACCGAGAGGTAAGATATCAACTTACACGATTTCCAAGGGAGATTTGAAAGGAAGGACAATAGCGAGACTCGACTGGAATCCGAGCTTTAAACCGAATATGGAATCTGGTTTCGCAAGCGCACAGGAGTTTGTTGATTCCGAATGCATCCGGCGCATGAACCCGGAGACTCCAAGACGGACGGAAGTACTGGTTAAGTCAGCAACACTTGGAACAGTGATTGGCAGTGGTGAGATCAATCAGATTGCGCCTTATGCACGTAGACAGTATTACGAGCATAAGGAAAAATCACGATGGTTTGAGCACATGAAAAACCGTCACAAAGACTCTATCCTGAAAGGAGCGGCTAAGTATGTCAAATCTCATTGACAGCGTCAGATCATACATTCTCACATGTCCGTTTTTGAGTGACGGGCGTGTAAATGTGGATTATATCGGAACGGATATGGGGTACTCTGTTGACCCTCTCCCTTGCGACCCGATTATCCAGAGATACATGGACGGTGGGTCAAAGAAACAGTTCCAGTTTGCGTTTACGAGCCAAGAGGAATACGATCAGGACGCAAGAATCAATATCGAAAACAGTGGATTCTTCCAGAGCTTCGAAGAGTGGTTGGAACAGCAGAGTTTTAACGACAACCTCCCGAAACTCGGAGAAAAGAAAAGTCCAATATCAATTGAAACTTTAAACAGTGGTTACTTGTACGATATCAACGAGGAAAAAGCTAAGTATCGTATTGAGTGCCGCTTAATTTATACACAGGAGGTATAAGTATGGAAGTAACAGCACCAAAATTAGTCGGCAGACATTTGCGTGTGGCATTCATGAACACGGATGCAACGGGCAGCTCTCCGAAATTTGAAAGAATGACCAATTTTACCGCAATGACAAATGGGAAAAACCCGAAAGAGTATTCCAGACAGTACGTGGATGAAAGCACGGAGAGATCAGATGTAGTTGGATATGCTCCGGCTACAGAATACTCATTTGATATGTACGCAGGCAATCCGGTACATGAGCGCATTGCGGCAATCCATGATGGAGAGAAAGTTGCGGATGATGCTCATGTGGAAGTTGTCACGGTGGATTTTTACAAGAAAAATACGAAAGGCGATAAGTGCTTTGCGACAAAGAGAACTTACGCAGTTATCCCAGATTCCGACGGAGATGGAACGGACGCATTGGTTTACAACGGATCACTGAAAGCTGTATCCGACATCGAGGAAGGATATGTTACAGAGACTGATATTACATCCAAGACGGTCACTTACACTAAGGGTGATTACATGGGGGAGTAGCTGCCGCCGATTTTAAGGTGGCAAAAAACACAGGAAAGAATAGGAGAGTGAGCCAATGAGCCAGTGGAAATTTAATAATTTTGAAACAGACATCGATTTTACAGACGCAGATTTTATGGAAAAATTTGAGGGCTGCTACGAAAAAATGGTTGAGGAATCCGAAAAAGTGCAGAAAGTTGGAAAAGTGTCCGAGATTACGAGGGCGCAATGCAAGGTTTTTAATGATTTCTATGACCGATTATTCGGAGACGGAACAAGCGAAAAAATGTTTCTAGGGAAAAACAGCATGGACATGAGAGTTAAGGCCGCCAATTCACTGTTTGATTTACGGAACAGCGAGCAGTCCAGATATAACAGTATGGTAAACAAATATACACCAAACAGGAAAGCTAGGAGAGGGGCGAATAAGAACCGATGAACCTCTTCTATGAATCACTCCCGACATCGGTAATTGTAAATGGAAAGCCTGTGAGAATCAGAACCGATTTTCGAGAGTATATTTCTCTTTTGGACATGTTAAAAGATAAAGATGTCAAGTCTGTGGATAAGCTGTTGATTTTGAGTGAGTATTTCCTTGACGATATCGAAATATCACAGCCTGCAATTGACGCATTATGCGACTTTATGAGTGCTGATTTTTCAGACGGAGAAGTCAGTCAAACCGGAACAGTGAGGCAAAAGAATCTTTTTTCTTTTTCCATCGATTATCCCTATATATTATCAGCATTTTTGCGCGATTACGGAATCGACCTGATTGATATTAAATATCTGCACTGGTGGAAATTTCGAATGCTTTTTGATGGATTATCAGAGGACAATGAGATCAAGAAAAGAATTATGTACAGAGGGATTGATCTGAGCGAAGTTAAAGATCCGGAAGAGAAAAAGAGAATCCAGAAAATTAAAAAACTGATCGAGTTAAAACAGGAAGAATTGACTGATTTTGAAATCGGTGACGCTTTTATGTAGGTGGACCATGAAAAAAGAACCAATATTAGTCCGAGATTGGATTAGATGCCCTGTGTGCGGCTGCAAACTTGCTATTGCAGACAATACAGCCAAAAGCCACGGTATCTACGTAAAATGTCGGACTTGTAAGAAAGAAATAGAAATTAAGAAATAAAGCACTTAAGTGAGCCTATGAGCCTGTGCTATCCAAGAATAGGAGGGATAGTATGGGTTATGATGGCTCATTAAAATTTGACACGGAAATAAATGAATCTGGATTTAATTCCGGAATTTCCAAACTTGGTGGAATAGCCAAGAAAGGTGCAGGAGTGGCAGTTGCTGCGGTTGGTGCTGTTACGGCTGCGCTTGGAGCTGGTGTTGTAGCCGGAGTAAAATACAATGCATCCATAGAGTCTTACCAGACATCATTTGAGGTTATGACTGGATCCGCAGAAAAGGCTGCGGAAGTAATCGACAAATTAAAGAAAGTTGGAGCGGAGACACCGTTTGAACTTCCAGACTTGGCAGATACTACACAGCTCTTAATGAACTATGGCTTTAGCGCAGATGAAGCCATGGACAAAATGATGATGCTCGGTGATATTTCCCAAGGCTCTGCCGAAAAAATGTCCAGAATTGCTACTGCTTACGGTCAGATGTCCTCTGCTGGAAAGGTATCGTTGGAAGATGTCAAACAGATGATTGAAGCTGGATTTAATCCACTGCAAGAAATTTCTGAGAGCACAGGGGAATCCATGGCGTCACTGTACGACAGAATCAGTAAGGGGACGATCTCTGTCGACGAAATTGCAGCATCCATGCAGAGAGCAACGTCTGAGGGCGGTAAGTATTTCCAAAGTATGGAAAAGCAAAGCCAGACGTTTAGCGGTCTGATCTCCACTTTAAAAGATAATGCTCAACAGCTATTGGGCGAGGTCGTAAAGCCGATATCTGATGGACTGACAGAGTCTTTGTTGCCTGCGGCGATTAGTGCAATTGAGCAGTTGACGCAAGGATTTGAAGAAAACGGCGTTGCCGGTATGATTCAAGCAGCTGGAAATATCGTGAATGGACTATTTACCGGAATGATGGAAAATGCTCCGTTGCTTATCTCTACAGGAATGGAGCTGCTTAATCAGTTCTTACTCGGAATCGCAACCGGAGTTCCAGCACTGATTACCAAAGGGTTTGAAATCGTAACTCAGCTCGTTCTTGGTATTTTGCAAAATCTACCGCAGTTAATCACGCAAGGAGCGGCGGTTATCACGAACTTTGTGAATGGACTTCTGTCGTCTCTTCCATCTGTATTGCAATCAGGCGTCCAAATGATTCTCCGCCTTGTGGATGGAATTATAAACAACCTTCCGTCTATTGTATCAGCCGCAGCGCAGGCAATAGCGCGATTTATTGCGAGCATTGCAAGTAACTTACCAAAAATTATAGCTACCGGAAATAAGATTATCGCCGAGCTTGCTGTTGGATTGATTAAGGCAATACCAAACCTTGTGAGTAAAATACCACAGATTATATCTGCGATCAAAGACGCCTTTTTAAGTGTTGATTGGCTTAGTGTTGGAGTTAACATCATAAAGGGAATTGCATCCGGTGTCGCTTCTGCAGCCGGACAGCTAGTAGATGCCGCTGTGAGCGCTGCTACAGATGCCTTGAATTGGGTTAAAAGCAAACTTGGGATCCATTCCCCATCCCGTGTATTTAGGGATCAGGTTGGGAAAAACATGGCTCTCGGTATAGGGGTTGGATTCGAGGATAATATCCCATACAAAGACATGGAAAAACAGGCAAACAAGATGGTGTCCCGGATACAGGGAGCTGCTCTTGGAGTTACAACGTCTGCAAGCCCGACAGCAAGCGGATATGTCGCTTCCAGATCGGCGGTCAGAACGACAGATAATAACGAGCTACTCTATGCAGTAGACCGTCTATCCAGACTTGCCAACAGACCACTAGAGATTGTTAATAAAATTGACTCTGTAGAGACATCCAGAGTACTTGCAACACCAATGGAAAAACAAATAGAAAAGAATTCTAGTTTTCGGAAGATGTTAGGAGGGGATAGAAATTGAGCCTATCAGTAAAATTTGACGATCAGGAACTCGGGCGATACTTAAGTGTATTGTCCGGGTTCTCTCCGTTTAGCGGAGTAAATAGAGAGTCGGAACTCCTTGACGGAGCAGAAAGTGCAAAAGGAGAGGATTTTGGCTACATAACATATAAATCAAAGACGCTTGAAATGCCCTTTGAAATTAAAGGCGATATCTTGGCAAGCTATGACGCGATTCAGAAAATCCTGAACGTCACAGAGCCGAAAAGGCTTGTGTTTGGGAATTATCCGGATCGCTATTTTTATGCTGTCCCTGACGGTAATTTTGATATAACACAGGTTGCAATGTTTGGGAAAGGCACGATCACATGGCTCATTCCGGATGGGGTAGCGTACTCAACCGCAGAATTTACCTTTGACGGAGTACAGGAAGACGGCTACCAGACCATAACCATTAAAAACAACGGCACCGAATGGGCGGATGTGGACTATGAGATCACGCACCAGCACGAAAACGGCTTTATCGGACTGGTTAGTCAGTATGGAGTGATCCAGCTCGGCAAGCAAGAAGAGACAGACGGAGAGAATTACGAAGCATCTGAAGAACTGTTTAACGGTTATAGCTTGTTTCAGGACGATCGCGGCACCTCTTATCAGAATCCAGAAAATACCACACAGGGAACACTCGAAGTCAAGAATGTTGCCGGATATAACGTCATGGCATTAAAAGGTGGACAGGCAACATCCGGATACTGGAACGGTGGAATGAAAACCCTTACTATCCCGGTGGACAGCGAGGGCAGACGTGGAGCGAAGAACTTTTACTGTTACACCCAGCACTGGTTCGAGACTGGATTGATGGGACAGACGGGAGCACAGACTATTGCGTTTCTTACAAGGAAAAATGAAGTGATCTGCTCCATGTCTATTAACAAGAGTGATGCCACAGGTAATACGGCGCGTATCGAGTGGTTTGCCCCAGGGAACACCTTGCTCAGACGGGAAGAGTTCCAGCCGACAGCCTACGAGGGCAATCCGTTTAACCTAAAAATGGGATGCCACAACGACTTTTTAAAAGAGGGAGAAAAGCTGCGGATTTTCTGGTATGGAAGTTATATGGAGCGAAACATACCAGAGATTAAGGATATGGAATGCGAAAAAATCCAGATCTGGATCGGGCAGTGGGGAGACAGAAACCTCACGAACCAGTACGTCACGCACAATTATTTAAAAAGTATCTGGTTCCGTAAGGATAACGTGGAAAAATACCGAGATGTGCCGAACCGGTATCGTGCTGGAGATGTGGTGTCCATAAATGGAGAGAGTACAAAGGTCTATGTTAACGGGATGCCGGCAAAAAGAGATGAGATTGATGGATCTAATTATCCAAAAGTTCCGCCCGGAACAACGGAAGTACAGTTCTGCTACTCTTCTTTCTCTGCTCCGCCGCCACAGATTAAAGCAAAAATACGGGAGGTTTACTTGTAATGGACAGTATTAGAATTGCAATTTTAAGTGCAAATAACACGCCTATAGCATTTATGGATAATGCACACAAAAAGTCTATGCACTACTGGGATGATGATCTGCATGAGTATTTGCAGGGAGCGGCGAATACCTATACTTTTACGGTAAATGCAAAGCATCCAGACGCAGAACATGTTACAGTCGGAAACAAGGTGGCATTTACTTACAAGGGTAAATCTTACTACTTAAATATTGTAAATACCGATCAGACGGAGAAGACAATTACTGCTACGGCATGGTCTCTGTCGTTTGAGCTTATTAACGAGGATGCTGGCGAATACAAAGCTGGAAAAGCCATGAGCTTTGAAGAGTACCTTGCCGTGTTTGACGCTGAGAGAACGCTTAAATTGGGACTCAATGAGGTGTCGGACAAACGGATTACCAACGAATGGACTGGCACAACGACCGTGTTAAAGAGATTATTTTCTCTGGCCAATGTTTTTTCTGCGGAGATCGAATTTGAGACAGTACTGAACAGAGACTACTCTTTAAAAGAGATTGTCCTAAATGTATATCGGAAACACTCCGATACAGACAGCGGAGTCGGAGAATACCGGAATGACATTGTACTGCGGTACGGGAAAGGAATTACCGGAATTCGAAAAACCACAGATGCCGAGAAGCTTTACACCTGCATCCAGCCGACCGGAAAGGACGGTCTGACAATCAATGGTCTTGACAAGAAAGAATACGATGAAAACGGCAATATCGAGTACTTTACAGACGGTGCGATCATCCGCGCACCACAGGCAAGGGACCGGTTCCCATCCAACATCGTAAATAAGGCTGATGCTTATATCCTGATGCGTAAAGAGTACGATACAGACAGCAAGGACAAGCTGTACAGCATGGCATTATCTGACCTCAAGACCGCATCCGAGCCAGTAGTAACCTACGAGGTGGACGGATATTTTGACACCAACATCGGGGATACGGTAAGGATGCAGGATCAGGAGTGGACACCAGTCCTTTATCTACAGGCAAGAGTATCAGAACAGATCAGGAGTCTTACCAATCCAAAAACTGCAAAGACGGTATTTACAAACTACAAAGAGCTTACATCCGAAATATCCGACGATCTCATCAAAAGGATGCAGGACTTGATTTCAAAAAATAAAGTCTACACCTGTTCCATCTCTACAAACAACGGCATTATCTTTAAAAACGGCATCGGCAGCACTACACTGACTGCCTACGCTTACAACAACGGTGTGGATGTGTCTGGAAATCTGGAAATCCGGTGGAGTAAAGATGGGACAGAGTTTTATGTAGGTAGGAGCGTGACAGTAAATGCAGAGGATGTGGATACCAAGGCGGTGTACTCTTTCGTGGCAACTGAAAATGGAATCCGGCGTGGATATTATGAGGTAACAATCACCAAGGTGGACGATGGAGCACCGGGAGATCCTGGAAAAAACGGGGATGACGGAAAGGACGGTGTAGGAATCGAGAGTGTGACCAAGTATTATCTGGCATCCGAAAAAAGCACGGGAATCACGGTATCCTCTCCGGGATGGACGGACACGAAGCAAGACATGACCGAAACCAAGAAAAACCTATGGAGCTACGACCTTATCCGGTACACCAATAGCACGGAAACCAAGACCACACCTGTGATTATCGGTGTACGTGGAGACAACGGAGAGACAGGGGATAGTGGAATTATCATATCTCCCACACCCCCGGAAAATCCAAAAGTTGGACAGCTCTGGCAGACAGCAAGTGGAGAGCCGATTAAAAGATGGGATGGAAGTAAATGGGCGATCTATTACATTTCTGTAGAAAATCTGAATGTAGAGACGCTAAGTGCGATTGCCGCAAACCTCGGAACTGTAACCGCTGGACTTATAAAGAGTCTGGACGGACACTTTTTTATCCAGGTAAATACCGGAGAGATCTACTCCGAAGATGAAAACGGGATAAACAGCTCTGCGATAAGCAAGGGCGTATTTGTAGCGAATGGGATGGACAGCGGCAGACACACAAGCTTGTCTATATTCCCAACGCAGATTGCGCAGTATTTTGACGGAGCCACCATTTCAAACCTTGTTAATTTTAAACGGGACGGTATATTTGTTAAAAACTCCGGATCATACGAAATGAACATATCTAAAGCAACAAATTATGACTCCGGAAAGATAAAAGGACCATTCGCCAGCACAAACCCATCCAACTATATACAGGCGGAGCTAAAAAGGAGAGGGTGCGTGGTTACATGTAAAATCACGGCACTTATACAATTTCCAAACACAGGATCGCACGGACCGTTTGACGAATTAAAGATCCCTGTAGGATATCGACCAGTCGTAGACATAGTAGAGACGTACAGCGAATTGGTTGGTACGTCAGTTATCGGGACTGGCAGGTATTACATTACAAAAGACGGAGAAATATCCATTGTAACTGGCAAGACAGACTACTGTGAGCGCATAAAGACATTTACATGGATTACGGATGACTAAAGGAGCGAATATGGAGATCAGGGCAAGACCGTGTTGGTCTTATTTTTATACTTTAAAAACCGGAGGGAAAACATGACAGAAAATGAAGTAGAAGTGAAACTTGCAGAGCACGGAAAAGAAATCGGCTCATTAAAGCATCGAATGAAAGAAGCAGAGGGCGTTGTGAGCGTGGTACATCAATTAGCACAGGAAATGGTGGGGTTGACCAAAGAGGTCGGCTTTATGAACCAGACGCTGGTGCAGTTAACCGCAAAAGTGACGCATCTGGAGCAGACACCAGCCAAACGGTGGGATGGGGTCGTGACAGCACTGATCGGAGCCGTGATCGGGGCTGTAGTAGCAATGTATTTGTAAAAAAGAGAATGAAAAATGAAGAAGATTAACTGGATTGTAAGAATTAAAAACAAGGCTTTCTGGGTAGCGCTGATCCCGGCAATCTTACTGTTGATACAGGCAATTGCGGCAGTGTTTGGTCTTACCATCGACCTTGGAGACCTTGGAGATAAGTTATTGACTGTAATCAATGCGCTCTTTGCAGTGCTGGCGATTCTCGGTGTAGTGGTGGATCCTACAACACCAGGCGCAGGAGATTCGGAGAGGGCACTTACATATAAGTAGGTAATTTCAGAGGGCTTGGAAACAGGCTCTCTTTTATTGTGCGACATCGCACGGTAGGAGGTGAGAACATGAGCGAACAGAACGAATTTGGCAGAGTATCCGCAGAGGAACTGGAAAAAGTATTTGAGACAGAAGAGCAGGAGGAAGAAAAAGAATGAGTATCTGTAGAGGAATTTCCGGCAGGAGAGGGAAAAATCCTGTCGGTATTTTTATTCACAATGGTGCAGACAGCCAGAATGCAACGGCGGCGTATTACCAGAATTATTTACAAAATGCAAACTTGGAAAATGGATTCGCTCATTACTATGTGTGCAGTGATGGGATCCTGCAGGCAGAGGATGACGAGAATTGTGCTTGGCACTGCGGATATTTGAATGGAAATCTCAATTTTTTAGGTATTGAGGTCTGCCAGAGCATGGGCGATCTGGAAGTATTTAAAGCAAACGAGGAAAAAGCATTACAATTAGCAGCACAGAAGTGTAAGCAATACGGAATCGTACCAAACGAAAGCACGATCATGCTGCATCAGGAGGTGTTTGCAACCGCTTGTCCGCACAGATCAGTAGAGATTCACGGCGGTGCAGCGCAGACAAAAGCCTATTTTATCAAACGAATCAAGGAATTGATGGATGGAAATCAAAACGTGGTTGAACAGGAAGGAGAAAATGAAGAGATGAGATGTTTATTTACAGTTGAGGGAAAAGGTGCAGTATTTTATTTTGATGGATATAAAGTAATCACATTGGCGCATCCGGACGAGCTGAAAATCGTTCAGCAGATTTACAAGGACAACAACGGAAAAGATATGCCGTGCTACAAATGGAGTCCAATCGCGCCGTGGCACGCAAGATTACTTGCGGTGCTGAACAGAAAACCATCTACATCCATCTAATAAAATCCCCTCGGAGATTAGCTCTCTGAGGGGAAACTTTACAATTGTTAGATAAATTTTCTGGATGTATTTACATATCCGGGAAAATGTGGTATTGTAAAGATGTCCAATACAGATGATGCTCTGTATTGCGGAAACTGGGCAAATCACAGTTTCACGGATTGAAATATTAGTAGTAACTTTAATACGAGATATTAAAGTTGTCGCACCTAATGGATGCTTTGGTGTGCGGTTCTGCCAGCAATTCCGGCGGACGCGGATTGAAATATTAACAGTATATTTAAATCTAAAAGATAGGGATAAGCATTAAGCTTATCCTTTTATCTTGCATTTTTACCAGAGCTATAACAGTCATAAAAGCTATCTACAAGCTTCGCAAGCTCATCTGGTGTTAATTTATCAAACAGTGTTTCCGGGATCCATTTATAGCTTTCGTAAAAAGTACTTTCAAATTCTCCGATCTTGCTTAGCTTTTTGATTTTCTGGTATTTGTCCATCCTTAAAAGATCATGTAAGTCCATTTCTCCATCTTTTATGGCTTTCTTCGCTTCGTTTGTAAAAATATTCAAGTTCAACTCCGACAATTCCCTAACATCGCATTCCAGTGCATCTGCCAGTGCGATTGCATTTCTAAGCATCATTTTGCTTGTATCGTACTCTCCATACTCGTACTTTTGTATCTGCCGTAGGTTGATTCCAGATTTTTCTGCCAATTCTTTTTGCGTCATATTCATAAATTTTCTGAGTTCTTTTAATTCTGCCATGATTTTCTCCATTTCTCCCCGTAGCCGATAGGTCAGCATATACATCACTTGCGTCTTGCTACAATGTCTTTCTTGTAATTATTTTCCGTAAACTTCACTTAAAATTCTTTTACACATTGTATTGCGTTCGTGTTTAAGATCAAACATAAGTCTCTGGTAGTATTTCATGTAAGCTGTTTCATTGTTCCACTTCAGCAGATCAATTACGAGTCCGGCATCAGATTCGGAAAGGATTCTGTTGTATTCTTCCTTGCGAGATTCCCACATGCTCACGCTTTCCGGATATTTTGCCTTGCACTCTGCGATCAGTGCATCAAACTGCTCGTTCATTTTTTTGATCAGATCGTTTGCGAAGTTGATCTGTTTCTCTGTTCCTGTCATTTTTGTTCCTCCCATTTTCGCTTCTTTCCATGCTTTCTTTAAAGCTTCGGAGATTCCGAAGGATGTTTTCTTTACCAGTTCCCATGCTCTTTTCATAATTTTTGATAAGTTGTATTTTTTCATTTTTCGTATCTCCTTTGCTTTATCTTATGGCCTTATTATACGTCTTATAAGGCGTAAAGTCAATAGGAAAATGAAAAGTTTTTAAAATATTTTTATGATATAATGGAATAAATGGAGGGGATAGATATGGAATATCAAATATACGAATCTTACGATACATTTTTGCTTTACCAAGAGTTTTTGGAGATACCAGGTAATACATTCAAGTTCCGGCTGCCAGAAGGGATGATCCTGACAACCGAAATGATGCACACCTTTTTACGGGCGGCATATATGAGTGTCGGACGGATGGAACTGCCGTCCTGAATATTGTATCATTTATTTTGTACTAATTATACTGCCCCAAAT